TAGCCCATCAGGGCGGCATATCTACCCGCATCTGAGGTCATTGTTTCGGCATCTAGCCACGGTTTGAACTTAGCCTCAACCTCGGCCTCGGTCAATTCGCCCCTAGCCTTGGCTGCCATTAGGGAGTCGTAATAGCGGGTTTTTTCCTTCTTGAAAACATCTTGAAAATTAAACCAGCCATTAGGCCGGAAATCCGTATTCAAGTCCATGTATTGAATAAACTTGTAATCTTGTGGTACGGCTATGTCAAGGATATTTGCTCTGTCGCGGTCAGTATAAAGAAAAGCAGTACCGGATTTATCAGAAGCGTAAGTACCGTTTCCATACAAACCTCGACCGGCAAAGTAATCACCTGTCTTAAACTCATCTGCCATTTGAGAAGCAAATACTTTGTCCGTATTTGATAATCCTCGGTAAACAAGGGTATCTCCACCCTTGATTTTTTCATCAAAGGAGGCATCATCAAGAACTTCTGGCAAAGCATCAAAGCCTTTAAGCACATACAAAGCCTTGAGTAAGTTATCTTCATACGGATTTGCTGCCGTATTTTCAAAGTTTGTTTCGTAATAATCATATGCCTTGGTAGAAGAATCAATTATGTCGTTCAACGGTACGCCATCAAAGACCTGTGTTGTGCCGTAATCTGGCGTTTCTACAACATCAGGCGTTTCATCAGCCGTATCAGTCTCATCAGGCGTTGTATCGTCAGTTAAATCTTCGCCACCATCGTCAGTTTGGGCTTCTGCGATAACAGGAAGCAGACCACATCGGCAGTTAGGATGAACGGGCGGTTCGATATCGCCACTAGGAAACTCTTCGCCATAAGTTACGACTTCGCCATCGTTATCGGCGCACTCATCGTCAGGGTCAGCGGCTTCCCACTCAACTTGGTCAATGCCAGAATCTTGATAGCGGGAAACTGCGGCTTGTGTCATGGCGCGGTTTAACTCAGTACGAGCAATCACCATCGCCTTGCTTTCGCCACCGGCTACTTCTTCAAGGTTTGTTGCGATTGTGTCAACCGTAGAGCCATCGCGCAATCCGTTAGCGAGGATTGTGCCGACTTCATCTAACTTGGTTGCCCATAGTTGATTGGAGACAACACCTGCGTTCTCTAGCAATCCTGCAAGAGCGCCTTTAGGAGCAACCATCTGTGCAAGTGCTTCTGAACCCGGTGTCCAACTTGACCAATCATCAGCCTTCTTGATGAGCGAATCAACAAGTTGCTTGGCTGCCTTATCGCCTGTTACCCATCCGTCAGCATAGGTGCGGCGAATCGCTGCTTCCATAGGCTTTGAGTTGTAGCGAACATGAACGATTGCCCATGCGCGGGCGCGTACACGGTCTTGAACGGCGTTGTCTGTCACCTGTGGGTGAATAGACATGAAATCTTCTACGACCTTTTTCGCATCAATACCTGCGACAAAAGCAGCAGCAATCTTTACCGCGTTGTTACGGGCGATGCGCTCAGATGCTTTGTGTGCTGGCCATTTAAGAGACATAAGCAGAAACCAACGCCTTAGCGGTTTCTAGGTCGCCATCCATTAAGCACTTGTTCAGCGCTTCTGCAACGATGGGTTCTACTGTCTCAAAGTTAAATTCGCGGGTGCGTGTGCTTTTGGTAGCCCATGTGATAAATCGCTTGGCTTCCTTTTTGGCTTCTGCGGGAACTTCTTCGGCTGGTTTGACTTCAGGCTTACCTGCTTGCTCTGCGCCGGTGGGAACTTCAGGTGCGGGAGTTTCAGCGGGTGTTGGTTCTGCCGAACCGCCAGCAGGAATGATTCCTTCGGGAGACAAGAAGAATACAGATTGACCAGCAACAATCATTGGCATATCGGCTTCAGGAATGTCCAACAAAGACAATCCATCTTCAGCGCGGGCTTCGTTGATGCTCTTCTTAGCGCCACGAACTTCAATGTCCGATGCCTTGCTCTGCTCTACGGTGTCACGATTATCGCTTGGCATGAACTTGAACTCTAGTTCGCGTGGCATACCGAGATAGGTGTGTGACAACTGAGTGAGCATCTTGCCAACCCAATTCGCAAGTGGGTACAAGCCAATATCTTGTGCGTTAAACGCTTGACCTTGTTCGTGTCCAGCGCCGCCCAAACCAGTCTTAGGAGTGAATCCAATTTCGCTTGGCAATACGCCAAAGTGACCGGTGATTGAGGTGACTAGATACTCGTCAAGAACATCTTTAAACTTTTCGCCGTAGCCATCAAACTGAATTGGTGTGATGCCAGCAGGAAGGATGCGACCGCGCTTGCGTTGTTCTGTCTGTCCAGACAAATCATCGTTAAAGATGTTTTCGTAGGCGCGAAGCAACTCGGGATTGTTACCGAAGTTAGCATCGGAGGTAAACATCAATTCAGGCAATACGCCATCGGTGTATTCAGAGCGCAACCATTGTTGACGGCGCAAGTAAATATCGGCAATCGGAAGTGCGCGCTCTACTGGCGAATAGCCATAGACGGTAAAGGTGCGGCGATTGCGAACAAGGTACGCAAGTTCATCAGCCGTGAACTCGCCATCTGCCTGAATATCGTCAGAGGTAGCGGTGAACTCAGAGCGTGGGAATCCGTAAAGAATCTGTTGGAAAGCGGGTACTGGGGCCATTGGGCGCATACCGCGGTCGTCAAGAAGTGGCTTAATGGTTGTCGAATCAAGAATCTGGAAACCGTACAAGTCTCCTGCAACTGACTTCTGACCCCAAATTGCTACGCCATCAATAACTAGCAAATCCTCAAGGAAGATATTGAGCCAGTCTTGAAATACTAAGCCGTTCTGCTTGTCTGGAACTTCCCAAAAGTCATGCAAGCGAGCAATCTCGGGTGCAAGTTCTTCACGCGCTTGTGACATGGCGCGAAGTTGATTGCCACCGTACTTCTTGCCTACCTTCTCGGCAGCGGCTTCTGAAATAGTGATATCCCATTCCAAACCAACCATCTTGCTTTTCAGAACTTCGATGCAACGGCGCAAGATATCAATTTGGTCAGCAGCAGCGCGGAGAGTCTTGAAAGGTACAAGACGGGTTTCGGTGATGTTGATGTTCTGAGCAGTTTGATACTCATAACGGCGTGGGTCTGGGCGACCATCGCTGCGAAGTGGGTTGATAGGGCCGGGTGGAATTGGCAAGCCCGGGCCGAATGGAATCATTGGCAAGATTTGGTCGCGTGGCAACGGCTCTGAATTACCCATCGCCATTGACGGTGGATTCCGCTTCATGTCAGCCTCAGTCATAACAACTGTGCCAGCGGGTAGGTTTGGTGCTTTTTCTATTTGCGCGGCTACTGCCTTTGCAAATCTATCAAGTAAGCCCATTGAAGTCCTATCCGTGTACGACTACGCGATATTGGTTCGATGTAGGTGCAGTTGAGAACAATAGCGTAATTGCTGAAGTTGAGGTGTGTTGAACATCGCACATAACTTCATCGTAAGGTGATGCTGCGTTATAGACCGCAACGGTGACATCTTGCGTACCAAGGTTGTGAGTGATTGTGTAAGATGTTGACGAACCATCGCCAAATGCGGTGGCGTACTTCTTAACAACAACAGTTCCGTCAACGGCTACTGTGCCAGTTGAAACGGTGATACCTGTACCAGCGCCGACTGCCAAACCGCTTGAGGATGTTCCCAAACCTGAGTTGGTAGCCAAGAGGATAGATGCGCCACCTGAAGCAGTCTGCAATCCACCTGTTGAGGTTGGGTTAAAGGCGATAGAAGAACCGGTGATGGTGATGCCGTTACCAGCGGTGTATTCACCTGCCGCTGAGAACTGAGTCCATGTGGTTGTGCCAGTAGCAAGAATCCAGCCTTGTGAGCCGTTGACTGTTCCCTGCTCAACGAAAGTAAAGTCGCCTTGAGTTGGTGTCTGTTGGTCGGCGGCGCGTGTCCATGTGGTTGTCTGCGCTACATAAATACCGTTTTGTGATGGTGTGCTTTGGTTCTTGACCAAAACGCGCTGACCGGCGGTAACGGTAACGCCGTCAATGACCTGACCACCAACAAGAGTAATGCTTGCGGTTGTCGCGGCTACAACAGAACCCTTGACATTCAGACCTTGTGCAACGCCGTCAACATAACCCTTGCTTGCTGCATCAGTTGAAGCAGTTGGTGTAGCGAGGTTTGTAATCTTCTGCGAGTTGAGCGATACCGATGCGACAGGAGCGCCAAAGGTATCAAGGGTGAATGATGATGGGCTAAATGCGTGGGTGTGGTCTGAGGCGCTCGCGGTTGATGCGCTACCGGCAGAACCCGTTGTGCCATTGACTGCGTTAGGAGTCGTAGAGCCAAGTGAAGGTGTGCCGTGTGTGTGGTCAGAGTGAGCAACGGTTGAAGCAGTACCGTTAGATGAACCTTGACCGAATGAGGTTTGCGCGGTGACTGAGCCAAAGCCTTCGCCAGCGTGAGTGTGGTCAGCGCGAGCGTAGTTGGTAGAAGTACCGTCAGAAGATGAAGCGGTGACAGAGTTAGCAGTTGT